ATCTGGAGTATCTAGTACATCTATATCTTTTGGTGGTGGTTTAGATTATGTAAATGCTAGTTCAAATACTTATGTAAGTTGGCATTGGAGATCTAATGGTGGAACTACAGCAGCTAATACTGTTGGAGGAACTGATAGTGTAACACAAGTTGATCCAAGTAAGGCTCTTTCTATAGTTACTTATACTGGTATTTCAGGGTCATCAGGAAGTTCTACAGTAGGTCATGGAATGGGTGTAGTACCACAACTGATTTTTCATAAGGCTAGAAATGCTTCAGGAGGGTGGTGGACACAATTTGCTTCTTCTACTGATGCTAATTACTTTTTAGAATTAAATGGTACTAGAGCACAAACTGAACTTGCAGCAGGTACTTATGGTGCTATGTCCAGACCAACAACTTCTGTATTTTCTATTAATGGAGTAGATGGAGTTGGTGGAGAAAGTAGAAACTATGTAGCATATTGTTTTGCTAACATAGAAGGTTATTGCAAAGTAGGATCATTCGTTGGAAATGGTAATACTGATGGTCCATTTATCTATACTGGATTTAGACCTAGTTTAGTAGTGCGAAAAAGATTTGATGGTAGTGGTTCATGGTTAGTAAAAGATGATGCAAGAAATCCAACTAATGATGGTTCAATAGAAGTTTTAACTTGGAATAGTGATGGTGCTGAAAATCCTCAAACAGAAACATCCGATGGTGTAGATTTTTTATCAAATGGTTTTAAATTAAAAGCAACTAATAATGGTTCAAATGGAGATGGTTTAACTTATGTTTACTTAGCCATTTCTTTCAATCCATTTAAATATAGCACAGCTTTTTAACAAAGGAGAATAACAACATGTGGGCTTTACTAAATTCAGATGAAGATGCAATAGTAGAGATAATATCTAATCCAAAAAATATGACGGTTGCAGGAGTAAATCACCCTAGAACTTTGTTTAGCCTTTGGACAGATGCAGAAAGAAAAGCTATTGGAATAGTTCCTGTAACAACTACTGGTTCACATCTGGATACAGCTTACTATGTAGAGGTAAATGAAGCCTATGCCATAGCAGATGATAAGGCTAGTGTAGTTAGAACAATTGGTGTTAAGGCAGCTGATAGAGCTCTTGCTGATGTTAATGAAGTATGGACACAATCAGAAATAGATGATGGTCAAGCACCAGATGGCACAAGTGCTAATGATGCTAAAAATGATGACCACGATAACCAAATTGTAACACTGGGGTTAAAATCTCAAGCTAAACACAAAGCAAATGTAGCTGCAGATGGACACATCAAAGGTTTTGACTGGCTTGTCCAACGTAAGGTAACTCACAGTACAGCCATTCCTTCAGCTATTCTTACTTACATTGCAGCCGTGAGAACAGCACATGCTTCTATCTGTACAGCCATAGATAATGCCAGTGACATGGCAGCATTTATAGCTCTTCACACCAACGTGTACAACGATGATGGCACATTAAATACCATAGCAAAAGTACAAGACTGGCCCGATGACTATGGAGTCAAAGGGAGTCGTAGATAGATGGCAACCGATGCAATTGAAATGGGAAAGCTCATACAAGCTGTACAGACACTTTCCAAAGACGTAGACCGACTGTCCAAAAGATTAGACTCGTTAGAGAGCCAGCTGGACAAAGGCAAGGGCTTATTTATAGGCATACTCCTTGTAGCAAGTGGAGCTGGAGCAGCAATATCAACAATAATGAATAAGTGGTTTTAAAAAATGGCAAAGTTACCGATGGCAACAAGAGTTAATATATTTCCAAAAAAAATGGCAGTGGGAGGTACAGCTGCTGAAGATAACCCTACAACAACAGGGGGTGTAGGGCAATTTCCAAGTGCTACTGGAATAACATCTCCAATATCTGAAATTATTCCAGAAAGTAAAATAGGTTTAACAGAGGGGGAAAAACTAGCTCCTCAACCTTTGACAATGCAATCTAATGAGGAGTTACAAGCTATTAACGTAGCACAAGCAGATCCTGTAACAAAAACAACAGGGTCTACTACGGGGTTAGAAATTCCTGTACCGCAAGTGCAGGCTACTAATAAATACACAGCCTATACCGTGCCAGATACACCAGAAGCTATTGCTGCTCAAGGAACACTATCACAAGAATCTAAAATTGGAGATATACAGGGGGCTGTATCTGATGAGGCTGTAGCTTCTGCTGCACAAGGCACTGTAAATGAAAAGGCAACTGTTAAGTATCAACTTGGACAGCTGTTTGAAAGTATAAAAACTGGTGAAGAGTTACCACCATGGGCTGCACCTGCGGTTAGAAACGTAACTGCACAGATGCAAGCAAGAGGTTTAGGTGCATCCTCTATGGCAGCTGCTGCGATAACACAGTCTATTATGGAGGCTGGTGTTCCAATCGCTGCTGCAGATGCACAAACATACTCTAGAATGGAGTTACAAAATTTAAGTAACGAACAACAGACTACATTACAAAATGCCATGACTTATGCTGCTATGGATAAAGCTAACCTTGATGCTAGAATGACTGCAGCTGTAAACAACGCAAAGTCTTTTTTAACAATAGACGCACAAAATTTAACACAATCACAACAAGCAAACACTTTAACATTTCAATCACAGGTGCAGAAACTGTTTACTAACCAATCACAAGAAAATGCATCAAGGCAGTTTAACGCTAAATCTGAAAATCAAGTAATGGAATTTTTTGCGGAGCTAGGGGTGCAAGCAGAGAATGCAAATAAAACTAGAGTAGCTGCTATGGAACAATTTAACGCAGACCAAAGTAATGCAATGGAAAGATTTGGTGTGCAGATGAATGATAGTAGAACAAAATTTAACGCTAATATGTCTGCACAAATTAATCAAAGCAATGCACAGTGGCGTAGACAAATAAATACACAAAATACAGCAGATGTAAATGAATCAAACAGGTTGAACGCACAAGCGTTGTTGGGACTAAATGCTACAGCACAGGCTCAAGTGTGGCAACGGTATAGAGATGAAGCACAGTGGGTGCTACAAAGAACAGAAAGTGCTTTACAAAGAGCACATCAATTTGCAATATCGTCACAACAAAATGATTTTGCAGTAGATCAGTATGAAACTGAATTTTCTGATTCTATTCTTTTAGAAGTGGGGCAAAGTGCTTTAGAACTGTTGGGTATTCCAGCAGGTAGCGCATAATAAGGAGTACATGTATAAATGAGTTTATGGGATAATATAACAGGTTATTTTTCTGATTTTAGTTTTAGTAAAGCAGCCGATGACTTTGAAGGATTTCTAGGTAATGCGTTTGAACCAGAAATGAAAGCAGGAAGAAGATATGTACCTCCTGTAAGTTCAAAAAGTTTTACAGGCGGTTCTTCAAAATTTCCGCCACAAGATAGGCAATACATGGGAGCAGGTGCAGGATATAAGTATTTTGATAAAGGTGCTAAACCCGGTTTAAGTGGGTATCCGGGTAAATACGTAAATCAAATGGTGGAAGCTAGTCCATTTACAAAAGGCACTGCTTTTAGTGGAACAGCTTTTGAATACCCTGCCGCTATTGTTGGAGGAACATTTTCAACATTGAGAGATGTTGTAAATGATTATGTTGTAGATCCTCTAGCAAAGTTTGCAAAATCAAGAACTGGACAAACACTTAAAGATAAAGNTTTAGAAACTGGAGGAANTTTTGCAGAAATGTATGCACAACAACAGCTGTCGCAAAGGAGTAAACCTACAGATAGATTTAGATTAGGTGCAGGGGGTGCGGGTAACAGAATAAGTAGGTTTACACAACAAGGGACTTCAGGTACAGGGGCCCAATTTGTATCTGGAAAAACAGGTATATCTAATACTTTAATGAATGTCCTTCAATCTAAAATACAAAATGCTGATGTGTTACCTAACAGCGACATGGCTATGTTACAATTTCATTTAGAAAAACAACGATCTCAAGGTGTATTCACTAGCCTGCGAGATACTCCCGGCATTAAAACTTCATTATCTAGACCAGTACCAACTACTACTACTACTACTTAGGAAAAATACATGTTAGCAAATCCAAAAATACATAACCCAGAAGCTCCTGTAGGTTCTATAGAAAACCAAGATCCATTGGGAGCACCTGTTCCCGGACAAAGTTTAACAGATGCTCCAGAAGAATCTAAATGGGATTGGGAAAGCCCACCACAATATACAGATGTAGATGAGGCTGTAGTATCCATTGTAGAAAGAATAGAAAAAAATGTTGAATCAGGAGAGAGAGTAGACCGACTACTTTTATCGGGAACTCCTGTAGAAACTCTTGTAAACACCATAGCTTTTGCAGGTTTTTCACAAGGCCAATGGAGTCCTGATTTAGCCGAACTAATAAAACCACCACTATCAGCTTATTTTATATTACGGGGATTAGAAAAAGAAATACCATTGAGAATATTTAACAATAAACCAAAAAGAAGAATGATGGATGATGATGCTGTGCTTAGAGGAATGAAAGACAATAATCCAGAAGCGTTTACTGCATTGGAAGAAGAGATAAATAAAGCAACATTACCAATGGAAGAAAGGTCATTTATGGACATGGAAGAGCAGCCAATGGGCATGGAAGAACAACCGATGGACATGGAAGAACAACCAATGGCTATGGAAGATCAAGACATGGGAGGTATGGTATAATGTCACTATTAAACGCAGCATTCAAAATTCTTGGGGGAGCAAGTAAAAGTTTTAACCAAGGAAAAATTGACCAACGGGCAGCACAAACAAGGGCAAAAGAGTTGCAAGATGCACGGACTTACGAAACTTCAGAAAGACAAAGTACCCAAGGTTTTCAGGTAGATATGGCATATTTACAAAATAAATTTGATGTAGCAAGCAGTTTGCAAGCACAACTTTTTGAAGAAAAAAATATTAATTTACGAGCAGGAAACGCTGAAAAATTAGCAGTACTAAACCAAGATATTCAAGAATATATGGCGGGTGTAAATCATAAGTATGGTTTGGATCTTTCAGCATTTGACTTTAAAAATACAATGACAAAACAAAAAGATACACAAACATTTGAAGGGGAGAAACAAGAAGATCAGCAACAACATAGTTTATTTATGCAAGACGATGAACAGGAGTTTAAAGCAAGTGAAAATATATTAGATAGAAAAAATAAAAAAGAGGTTGAAATATTAAAAAATAAAATATCCAACACAGGTAACACAGTACGTTACTTGATAAACACTGATGGTCAAAGTGTAGATTATAAACCAGATCTTTTTACAGATAAACCGGAACAACCTAGTAGTAGTGGGACAGCGTTTATATCCTTTAACGATAAAGATCTAGAAAAAAATAGTGACGCTTGGTATAGAAATCATTATAACACATGGTCTTCACCTTCCCAAGTACAGAAAACAAAAGCTTTATTAAACGATTTGGCTAAAAAGGGAGATACGGCTAACATAAAACTTGTAATAGATGACATGAAAGAAGATATATATGGATATAAAGCAATGTTACAAAAAAACGCAAAACCATCTACCCAAATTATTGGGGAGGCAGGTTCTGTGCCAGCCCCTCCAAACGTACCTATTACCGCTATAAATAAGTTACTAAACCAATTTATAGATGATGACATTATGAATAATGATAGTTTAGGTGATATAGTTGCTCAAGAATTATCAGCAGTTTGGTTAGGAACAGGCGAAGGTGATGCAAACAGATCTAACAATATAGCAGAAGTTATGAGAAACATGGGCTATGTTCAAAACAGTGGAAATACATTAGATATAACTAAAAAATCTAATCAAGCAATTGTTGATAACAAAAATGACACAACAGATTTTTTAAAGTACTTAGCAAATAATATGGAGGATGTTACTGTAGGAAGACCTCTTCAACCTAATCCCTACAGTATAAATGATGTATCAAATGCTATTTTTAGTAAACATATTAATAAAAGAGCTGTACCTCTTGCAAAGATGTATTCTAACTACAATAACATGGTGTATGCAGATCAAACTCAAGGCAGTGCAGAAAATGAAAAAATCTTAAACAGTCAAGGAATAATGCCAAACAAACACTATAATTCTGGCATATTAAATGAAAGTGAGAAATTACATTTTAAAGCTGTTAATCTTATAGGAATAAATGGTAGACCTATTAATATATACAACTATGGTGATATGCAAAAAGTGCATGCTGGATTAAGCCTTATCATGCCAAATACAAATGCTAATGGAGTAAGGCAGTCTGTAGATAAACTTATAGAAAATAGTGGTTTAGATAGAAAAGCAATAGATGCTAAATATGTATCTGCTGAACAAGCCATAAGCACCATAGACGCAATACAAAAATTATATGATGAATTTCCAGATTTACCATCTGGGCAAGCTGGTAATTTCTTTGCTAGAATGTTTGAAATTTCAAAATTTGGCGAAACAGGAAATTTTGGTAGTGTTATAATGGGTATGTTTAAAGACTACGAATTTACCGGACACACTAAAAACAATTCCTACATGAAAAGAATGCAGAAAAACTTAGACAATATAACTGAAATGATGGATAGGGAAGAACCGTTATCTACCCAAGATGCAAAACTTTTAGCAAATAATCAAAAAGAAGCTTATACAGCTCTTTTAGCATACCAAATGGCTGCAGCAATTCAAGGCGGTACCGGTGGTAGAACTATTTCTGACCAAGATGTAGAAAATATAAAACGAGCTATGGGAAAAACATTTTTTGATTACAGGGAGGGTGCAGAAGGTAGACTTGCGGCATTCCGTAATGTTGTTCAAAAGATAGCTTCTGTAAATAGAATGTTAAAACTTGGTGTAGATAATGGAACTGTAAAAGGTTATAAAGCTGCACAAGCAATGGCTGATATGTATTTAGGAGCACCTTTAGGAGATTTCCGAAATGCCGGTTGGACTAATAACCCAAGAATTATGGATGCAATATTTAATGAAGATATTGAGTATAGAAAATCTCAGATAGAAACTGTAATTCGTGGTGAGGAAGCATACGTAAATGAAGCCTTTGCTGTAACAGGTATAAGAGCATCTGAAAATAAAACTTTCTCATTTACAAATGCGGATGGCAAAGAATATAAAAATATATCTGTAAACAAGAACCAATCGTTAATAGAAGCTATACAAGACGATTATCCTGATTTTGAAGTTTTATATAATTCTCCAAACCTCTTAGAACAATTATTAGAGCAAGGAGTTATTACTAAAACAACTAAAAATCAGTGGACCGATCAACGCAGAGGCAAGGAAAGAAATATTTTTAAAAATGAGGAAGATACATAATGGCTGATTTAGATAACCAAATGGAAACCCTAGAAGACGAATCCCGTACTACTCTTCGTGGAGACCCTATACCAGAAGAACCCCCAATAGGTTATAATCGTAAATTTAGGTTTGATGATCCGGCAGGAATACAGGAAGAACGCTATAGGCCAGAAGACCAGTTGAATATTTTAGATACTCCTGTGGATATGGATAGAGACACACCACTTTTATCTAGAGCTGAAAAAATTCAAAGAGAAGCTATGGATATAGAAACGGAGGCATTTAAGCAACCAGAGATTGAAGAACAAGAAAATGTTAGAAAATATGCGGATGCAGAAGCAGAGCTGATTAAACAAGAAGAGAAATATTTAGAAAGAGCCCAACCAAAATTTCAATTTTTAAAAGGAAATTTAGGACCAGATGGAAAGTATGATACTGTAATTTACCAAAGATTTAATAGTGCAGGCGATGTGTCGTATGAAAAAATATATGAAAATATTTCTATGGAAGAAGCAAACTTTGAAGTTAAAAATAGAAATGCTTTTTTTGATGACAAAGGCAGGGATTACAAATATAGCCCAGAAGAAAATATACCTATAATTCCTAGAATGGTAGAAGGTGGTGACACCCCCGGCGTAAAGTATNTTGGAAGGGGTGCAATAAATTTATCTAAAGGTATTGTTGATCCGGTAGTTCAAGTTACAGGATTGGGTGTTGTAGGTATAAACGCTGTTGCAGAAAAATTAGCAACATCAGGAAAAATACGAGTTCCTTTCACTGATGCTTTAAATATAGATAGAATTGAATTAAATTTTCCCGGCCTTGTAGAGCCTTTACTTTCTTCAGAAAACAATGAGAAGTTAAATGTATTTCTAGACAGTAGAAATGATTTTGGTATGAAGTTATCTGCTTTATCAATCACAGATCAATTGGTTCTTGCAGCCCATGAATCCACAAAAGATTTAACTTTTTTAAGTTCATCTAATAATTTTGAAAACAGTGAGGTGGTTACAGATTATAGTCCTGATGAATTGTTGGATGTTATAAATGCAAAAGATGCTGGCAGTTTAAGGAATTTTATTAATTACGCAGCTCGTGATGCTGGAAGTTTAATGTTGTTTAGAGGAATTACCGGAACAACAAGAAGACAGGCATTAAGATTTTTTAATGAGCTTAGAGTAGATGCTGCAGAAGATTTAATAAAACATAATAAAGAACTAATTGCGGCAGGTAAAAAACCAGTATTGATAGGAGACGATGCAAAACTTAGTGCGGTAGAACTTGCTAGGAAAGAATCTATGATTCCCCAGTTAACTGCACGGGCAAAATTAATTTTTAAATCTAAAAATGATAAATCTTTTAAAGGTGCTGAAGACAGAGCAGAAGGTTGGCTTGGAAAACTTAAAAGAAATATGTTGTTTGTAGAAGGGAGTGATAAAAAAGTCACGTCTATCTTGTATGGTTCTGAATTTGGAGGTTCATATGCTTCTGCATATGCTGAAGGTGCATACGGGATAGATAGGGAAAACCCTTGGAACATGGGTATACAAGCACTTGCAGCTATCAAAGGTGATGTAATATTATCTTTTGGTATAAGAAATTTTCAAAAACCTGTAGATAAATCATTGAGAGTTTTAGAACTTAGTGCCGACGGTGTAAAATCTTTATTTTTAGCTAAAGGTCCGGGTGGTGTAAACTTTATCGGAAAGTTAAGAAGATACATTGAAACAGGAGGTGTTGACGGAAAAGATTTACGAGCAGTAAAAATACCTGATGGTAAAGGTGGTGAAAGGCCTCTTACTGAAAAAGAAATTAGAAATGTTTTTAATTTTGTAGACGCAGCCCAAGGTTCAGCCACACAACAAGCCGCTATATTAGAACAAATAAATTGGTTTGGTCAAACAAAAGATATGTTAATAGCTGAAGGTATTCCAGAAAATGTAGTAAATCCACTTTTAGCTGATGCTTTAAAATTAAGTTACCTACAAGATGGTACAAAATTTATGTTGGATACAACAAATTTAGGATTTAGAACAAGGCAAGCAAGAAAAATAAAAGGCAATTTCCAATGGATAAAACATTATTCTGAGGTTCTTAGTAGACAAAATGAACTTGTAGAAAACCTTGTTTCAAAATTTGATGAAATAAAAACTAACTACGGTGTTTCAAAACCAGAAGAGTTTAGTGAGTTAGAAAATCTTGTTATGGGAAAAATATATGCAGATAATGAAGATTTAAATGAATTTTCCGCAATAATGGCAGATTATGGAGTAGAGTTACTTAATCAAATTACTACAGGAAGTTTAAAATTAAAGTCTCACCAAATAGTAGACCTTCAAACAGATATAACCCAAACTATGGAGATACTTAAAGGCGGTGCAAATGGAGCACTTTCAAAAGATACAAAAGTAGTTGATGCTGCAAAAGATTTGTTGCACAATAATATAGTATCAAAAATAGGAAAAAAGAATTTAGATAGAATAGCAGCAGTGCCTTACGAAGAAATTCAAAAACATGTTTCAATAATGCAAACTTCTTTAGCTAGGTTAGACCAAGAGTTAGACGAGCTTTCTAGTACAAAACTACCAAAAGTAGAAGTGGATGGTAGAACAGCCCCTAATATAGCATCAGGAGCTAGTATAGAAAAACAAAGAAGCGTTGTAAGTGAAAATTGGGCTGCTTTAATTCACCGTAAAAGTAGAGAACTTTCTGAAGAAGCAAGTGAAAGATTTTCTGTAATAGATAAAAATGGTAATCCTGTACAGATAAATGCGTTAGACTTAGTAGGAGATCTTTGGACTCTTGCAAGATCTATAAATCCTACAGAAGTATTTGCAGGAATGCAAAATGAAAAAGTAATTAAAAATGTTTTGAATAGAACTTACTCTGATACAGCCCAAAGTATAAATTCAAAAATTATAAAATCTATTGCTGAAAATGAAGGCATACAAGCAGCTTCTATTCGTAAAAATATAAGAGAATCAACTGCGAATTTTATGGGTATCCCTTCAAGTAGTGTAGAAAATATTGATATACTTTTGTATTTTTCACAACACAAAGATTTTTATGTAAATAGAATGGGGGTAGATAGTGAGTCTTTAGGAATGGTATTAGGTATGGGATTAGATGAATTTCAAAACTTATCAGTTGGTGTTAGCAGAAGATTAAATGACAGTAGTATTTCTCCAGCAGATAATGCATACCTCAAACAGAGTAGCTCAATTCTAAGAGATTTTGAAAAGGGTGCACTAGAGCAAATGGCTCCGGGCCAATCTAAAAAATTAATGGATGCAAAAGGGTGGTACACTAAAAATGCCGTAGGATTTAGGCATCAAAATAATCATGTTCCAAACGTGTATATTTATAAAGGTGCAGACACAAGAGAAATAGGAAATATTACAGGTGCATATCACGAGTTAGATCCTACCCAATGGTTAGGTAAATTAGTAAAAGACCATATGAATTTAGAAACAGACGGAGCTGGAGAATTAATTAAAACATTACAAGCCATGTTTCCTAAAGTTACAAACAAAAATGGTAAATCTGAACCTTCTACAGATTTTACCTTTGCTTTAGAACTTGTTAAAAGAGAACTGGGATTGCAGATGCAAAGAGCATCTAAAGAAAAAGCTTTAGAAGAAGTAGGTAGTGCCAGCCAACAAGATGTATTAAAATTCTTAAATAATCCAAAACCTCTTAATGTTGTAAGCAATGAATTTGATCAGTTTGTAATAGATTTAGATAAACTTACTGGTGGAAGAATATCATTTAATGCTCTGCAAAAAAATAATGCTAGCCGTAAAAAATCAATAGAACTAATGCAAAAAAATGCTAATGAATTTAAAGTTGCAGGGGAAGCATTACAGGCAGCAACAACAGAAGTAAAAAATGGTTTAGAACAAATGGATAGGGCTGTTAAACTTTTATCTGAAGATGCAAGTGAAGCAGGTCAACAATTTAAAGGGGTAATAAAATTATTAGAAACTAAACCTGCAGAATTTTTTGAGTATGTTTCAACTAATCCAAACGAATTAGCTGATCTTAAAAAATATGCTATTAGTAAATTTAACATGTCTGAAGAAAAGTTTAACGGTATAATTGCTCGCCAACTTGCCCGTGGATTAACAAAAAAAGTACGAAGGGTTACTATCTACGATATGAAAAAGAACGAGTTTAATCCAAGTCCTGTATATTCTGGTGTTGTAGATGAAGCGGTAATGAGAACACAAGGTATGCCTGAGAATAGATTAAATACTTCAGAGTTGTTAAATTTATTAGATGATCCAGTAACCGTAAAATTATTTAAAGAATACATGCCTGCTGATTTAAATAAATTAAAAGCTATTCTTTATGGGGACAATCTTTCAAAGGGCCCTGTTAGAACTGGATTAAATACAAGCGCAGATAGATCACCGAGTATAGATACAGCAGGATTATCTTCTAGAGGTAATGCATTAGCTCAAGAACGTACTGGAGTTCGTTATCAAATAGCAGAGATGATGTTAGCTGTATTTTTAAGAAGTGAAATTGATGCTGTAGCAGCACTAATGTTAAATCCTCAAGCAACAAACATAATGACAGATTTAATAGTGAAAGGTAAAGTGCCCCCTAGTAGGTGGAGAATTAATCCAGCAAATAAGACAGGATTATGGTTACCAGATTTTATTGCTCAGGCAAACTATATGTACATTGATGATGTTAATTTAGAATTAGAAAATAATTCTAGTGCTGAAAGAATGGGAAACCAAATGGAAGCCCTTTCTGTTACCCCATAAAAGGAGAAAAACACATGCCCGGAAAACATAACTACAAAAAGATGGCTGAAGGAGGCAGAGCCGATATGTCTGCTAAACCAGATGTAGCTGCACCTGAAACAGACAGAGTAATACCACCTACACCAATGACTGATGCAATGGAGCTATCTAACGTAGATCCTATGACAGGCAAACAGTACCCCAATAAAAGGCAAATGAAATATGGTGGAGCTGTTATGTACAGCAACGGACCTAGAAAAGTAAGAGGTTAAGACCTACAAAGTTTAGCTACATCTTCCTCTACAGAAGAGCCTATCTTTTTCAAGTGCTCTACTACGGCTCCTAGTACATGGGTGTTAGGGTAATCTTTCTTCCACCCATCTAGGGCAGTAATCAAAGTTTCTTTTTCTATGTAATTTACTTGTGTAATAATTTTGCCGTCTGAGTTTACCTTTACAGATAGTTCAAACAGACTTGCTTCCGCCATCTTACTTTTCCAATCTTCCTAATCTGTGAAATAGATTTAGAAGTTTTTCTTCTACTTCTTTATCCGGGGGCGATGCATACTTTATGTAATAAGCTATAACTTTTCTTATTAACCCAGCATCCTCTAGAGCTATTATAGGTTTAGCACACTTCACTATATGTCTACTAACTCACACACTCCGGCAGTACAGGCTAATTCCTGTGACCCCTTTGTGTTATCTTCTTTTTCAAAGTCCTGTAATTTACGCCAGTCTAAAGTTGCTGGCATTTTTTTTACAAGTTTCTTGTATTCTTTCTCATCTATATCTTGATAGGGAGCCTGCTGATACGTGTGATCGGAAAAGGGGAGAAAGGAGACACCACTAAGGTATTCAAAATTTTCCCAACACCACGCACCAACAGGTACCCACTCATTTTCCTTTACCGAAATGGTAACAGAAGGCTTATGCTCACACCAGTGTTTTGCATAAATCTTCCATAACTCAAGCTGTTCTATTGCAGACATATCGTTTCTACAAACAGAACCTATAGGTGCTTTCATCGGAAAGGAGAATACTGTAGTATGTTCTGGTTTCATAACATCTGGCTCACTAGGTATACCAGAGTTAATTAAAAATTCAGTGAGGGGATCTTTATTATCTCCCCGTACTGTTCTTATATAATAAGGGTTGTGTCTTGCATGTATACCGCTGGCACTGTCTACCAATTGACTAACCGTACCAGAAGGTTTAACACAAGTAATAGCCGTACTTTGGTTTATACCAAACTTATCTGCCCAATACTTATTAGCCTCTACAGCAACACCCCTCAAAGTTTCTAGTCTTTTTTCTAACCCACCTTCTTTGCCATTTAACAATGTGCTATCCATGATACCTGTAAGAGATACACCGAGTAATCTCTCTTCTTCTGTATTGTCTTGCCATCTTTTTCTTAGGTAGCCAAAGTTAGTAAAGGTAGATTGTATTGTGCCTAACAATGTAGCAATCTGTATTTTCTTACTAAGAGTAGCCACCGTATCACCGGCACGTACCACCACCTCTGTAAGATTACAAAATTGATTAGGCCGTAGTATAATTTCACTACATGGATTAGTACCAAAATCCCAACTGGCATCTCTTCTACCATTCTCAGCAGCCTTTGCCTGTGCAGAAGCTCTGCTAAAGATACCCCTCTCACCAGATTTACTCTCGTACAAAGACAGCCACTCTTTCATAAAGATACCTGCGTCTGGTTTCTCTGTATAAGCAACAGAGTTATTAGCCAGTGCTCTCTCTGGATTTGTTTCCCACCAAGCACCAGACTTAGCCGCACGCACTCGTTGGTCGGATAAGTTTGACAAAGAGATGAGGGCTGATCTACGTACACCACCCACTACTACTACCTCTCCTGTCTTACAAACTATATCATGACACTCCATAGAGGAGAGTTTTCTACCTCTGGCACCTTTAAATTTCTCTACAGTGAAGTCAAATAGGTCTACCAACGGTTGTGGACCACTGGCTCTACCACCAAATGTTTTAAGTCTTGTACCTGCAGGTCGTATCTTTGACACATTAATTTTAGGAACTCTTCCTGTATACAGATAAGATACTAAATCTCTAAACCCCTTTGCCCAACCTTCTTTAGAATCTACAACAGACACCACATCCTCTGTATGTTCAAACTCTACATCTGGCACAGTAGGCAACTTATCAACATACTGTCTCTCTACAGAAAACCCTACTCCTGTACCATTCATCAGTATGTACAGGACTTCATCAAAAGCCCTTGGGCTATCTATCGGTATATACGAACAGTTATAGCCAGCAATGTTTTCTCTCTCTAAAGCTTTACCTGCGGTCATCAATGCTCTCATAGAAGGCATAACTGATAATGACAGTACAGCTTCCTCCATGTCCTCCCAAGACTTTTCATCTATTCCTTCTACGTTTTGGCGAAAGAAAGATATAAGTCTATCTACTGTTTCCCCCCAACTTTCTCTTCTTCCTTCTTTCTCTAGCCACCGAGAGTATCTAGACATATGTATAAACGCCTGATATTCTGTTGGTAAATAATTTCCCCCTAATAATGATGCCATCTAATTTTCTCCATATTCTAATTCTAATATTAATTCTGCGTAATGTATAACTTTTTTTATATCTTCTGCCCCGTTTTTCTTTTTATGACGAGAGATATACTTTATAATATTTCCCTCTAGGAAGTCAAGTTTATTTTTAGAAATATATTCTATAGGCATAATCTCAAAATCTATGTAGTGATTGCCACCTACCTGTCTATTTTTTCCTTTTACAGATTGTTTTATCATATCATCATGTGAATCATACTGTTGTCTTTTTTTCATCTTATACTCCAGTCCTTCTGGTATACTATCACTGCTTATCATCTGTATCCTCCCCAAATATAGACACAATATTATCTTTCTGTACACGTGCGGTAGGTTTTGTTCTGTCCATAAGGCTATCAATTATTGGGAGTTTCGTTTCGTTTCTCATCTCCTCCAATATAACACTCTGCCCTCTTTCCTTTATCATATCCATATCATTGGCCAGTAAAGACAGTACACCCCTAGAAAGAATGTACGATAGATCAACATGATTATCACCAATATTGTGTGTATCTATTACAGCAAGACTAACACCATCCTCTCCATCAGGTTTAAGCAGTATAACATACATACCTAATGGGAGCTTCTTTCTGTAACCGTTTAAATCTTCCTTATTCATCTAACCATTCCTGTGGTAAAAAACCTTCACACCATTTAAAACCATAGCGTTCACACCACCCGGCGTAAGTAGTTTTAGAACCTTTATAAAGTTTATTACTTGCTCTCATGAACAAAAATCTTAGATCAATTTCGGGGTGTTGTTTTTTAATTAACAGATGTTTACCCCTATCTGCTGTAGTAAAAAGTCCTTTTGCTTCTATATAGAAGTTCTTTCCCTCTATAACAAAGTCAGGATTATAAGTAGAATGCCTAACATAATCTATTTTCTCCGATTCATATTGAAATTTTACATTTTTTCTATTTAAAGCTACAGCGATAGACAATTCAAAGTCTGATCGGTAGCCATGATGTCTTAGTACCATTATACCCTCGGCATGTTTTTATGTATTATATCCTCAAACTTATCGTTAAAGTACTTAAAAGTTTTAGGTGCATTCTCCCGTAGAATGCCTCGTTGTTCTTCTATGCCTGTCCAGTGTAATACTACTAGACTGTTTCTTGCTTTTGCTTGTACAGCCAATATATCTAAATCATGATCTATCTTCTCCTTATGTTCTTCAAATCTATCATCACCCCAAGGTTCATCAAGATCAAATGTTTTAGTCATTCGGATTGGTATGCCATTAGGTCTGTTGCGTAGTTCTTTTACAATACTATCACCACCAAATGTTTTATCACACTCTTGGTAACCAAAGTATACACCTTCGTTGATGTAGCTATCTCCTATGGTTACCTCTGTAGATAAATAAATCATACCTCTATTTCTCTCTTCTTTAATTTTGTATACCAAACAAGAGGTCGTTGCGTTGCCTGTGTTCCTACCTTTTTATGTAGTTGTGCAGTAGGCCAACACTGTGCTTTGTAATCACAATAGCCACACACCGTGTGCATAACTCTGTTTCCTGTAGCAATTATCTCACCTTTTCTTTTCCCGTGCTGTACACGGAATGTTTCTTCTTTATCTTTAAATTCTTTCTTTAATGGTTTGTCTTGTAACATTGTTTTTGCATTAGATTTTGCCTTAGCCAACTGCTCTACAGAGTCTTCCTCTTGGTAATCTGGTGCTTCACATACTGCCCATTCACCAGAAGCTTTGTCTACAACAATCCACCCACCAAAGTCCATGTTCTTTGCTTTGCTGTACAGGTATCCTTGCATCAAATACCCAAAGGTATCATCTTGTTTTACTTTGTTGTATCCACCAAACTCTCCACCAAATTTCTTAGAGAAAGCATACGGGGATGCAGATTTTATGTCCCACACCTTGCCATCAATAACAACATCTAATGTACCGTTAAGTTCACACACATCTAAATCTAAATTAACTCTCTCTTGTTCTGATTCTATATTTACGTTAGCTGATTTTAAAACTACCATAGCTATAGCTTCTATGATGTCACCAAATAAAAACCGCATGATAGTATTGTACTGAGTTTCTTTAGGTGATTCGTTTTTGTCATGCCACTGTTGGCACATGGGTTTGCCCAAGCCACTCATCCGTAACGAGTAATCACTTTTACCACGAGACAGTTGTTTGACTAAGGCATCACCACAATCATTTTTAAAGTTTTCTAAAAGTTCAGGGTCTAGATCAATACCTTCTTTCATGGCACGATCTAGTAATCCCTGTACTTTCATTAAGATAGGATTAGACAAACTATCTATCCTGTAGCATTAAGAACTTCACCAAAATCGGACAAGTCTCCTAATTTAGCTTTCTTCTCTTTTTGTTCTCTCCACTGGCCCATCACTTTATTATTGATGGCTTCTTTGGTCTCAAAAAACTTAGCGATTAATTCTTGATCACTATCTTTTATGTCCACGTATTTAAGTGTAGACATAACTGGGACATAGTAAGAATTACCACCCATCTTCTTTCTTGAGGTAGTTACTTTGTTAACAGACGTACACATAATCTTTTTCTGTCTGTCAATCATTTTTATATGGTCACTGACAGGCATAAAACCAGAGCCTCTAACATACCAAACGGAAGGTACTTCATCAGGCATATCTACTTTGTTACCGTCTGCATCTACAGGATTAACCAACTGCACTGTGTTGTACAGAATCTGATTACACTTCACACTTTTGTGTAACATCATTTCTGGACTGTCTTTAGCTAAACCATCGGCTTGATCTTTGGTCAGCCTTCCACACCGGATACCACCTTCTGTATCATAAAAGTCAGCACTTAAATTTGGTGCCTGTATAGTTTGGCTACCAAAAGTTCCCTGCTCTGCATCCCACCTACTGTAGGTAAACAACCTAAAAAATATTCGTAGATGAGCTTCCTTTGCATAGGCAGTAACACCGTCAGGTAATTTTAAAGAGAACTCCCCACGAGGAATGCTCCTACCTTCATTGTCTTCTTCACCATGATTAATGGCAAAGCGAGGAAGGCTCTGACTTTCATTACTACTTACTTCTTGCCCAGTCAATGCCGCAATTTCTGCCACTGACATGTTCTTTAGTGACGGCACTACACTTGGTGTATTCGTTACAACATCATTTGACATCATAATTTCTCCTTCGGTTTATAGTGTTAAAACTTCATCCATGTCAAGCCAGTCTTTACCTACTTTTAATTCAATACCCACCGGCATGTCATAGTCAATATTGTATCGTTTCATAGCTTCATCCTTGATACTCAACATGGACTCCGTTAAAATTTCAATTGCCTTTTTCTCCTCGCTTGGAAAAACATCAAGGACAATTGAATCATGTACTGTGTTACATACCACAGACTGCATGTCGCTGTCAAACAAAATTTGTCTTAAATTTATAAGAGCAAGCGGGAGCAGATCTGCGGTAGCAAATCCTTGTACAGGATAGTTTTTTATGGCGGTAGCGTGTGTAGAACCGCCATGAAAGTTCCTACGAACATGAGGAAAATGATAAATCCTACCAGAAGGAAGGGTGATCTTTTTCGTCTTAATCGCTTCGTTTTGTAAAGAGACGTGCCATTTAGCAACATCTGAATATCTGGCCTTGAAAAGGTCGTAGTACGCAACTTCTTTTTCTGTTCCATATGTACCTCCGTATAGTGGTTTAAATGTATGTGCTTTTGCTTCCTGTCTAGATACACCCAATGCTTCTGCAGAAAAGCTATGCACATCAAAACCTTTCCTCACATCAGCATACACCTGTTTNTCCTGTGCAAGAAAGCCTGCAACTCTAAATTCTAATTGACTGTAGTCTCCCTCCAATATCTTTCCTCCCTCCCATCGTGATACAACACAAGCCCTCACAGGGAAAGTTGTACCTCTTGGCATGTTCTGAAAGTTTGGATTACGAGAAGATAGTCTTCCTGTAGCCGTAACGCATTGCATATAGTGAGGATGTATAAAACCTTTACTATCTAATCCCTTCTCTATACCATCAACAAATGTTCTTAAGTATGTACCTATAGCATTGTATTTTATATAGGCACTGATAAATTTCTTTTGCTCGTCATTGGCAGACATAGATAAGTTCTCTAATGTTGGTCTGTCTGTTTTAAAGCCGTGTGTACTGACATCATAAGCATCTCTCGGCACAAGTTTAAAGCCACCAACTTCTCCTGTAGATTTAAATACTATGCCATCAGAATTACAAGTTTTACAAATTCTTTTAGCCTTACCTGTTGTGCCATCTTTCTTTAGTGGGTTAAAGTATCCCCTTCCTTTACAGGAACCACATTGGTGGGACTCTGTATGGGGAACTATTTTTGTATAAGTTCTTACCTTCCTAACAAAATCATCTTTACCTAACTTGCGAACTCTTTTCTTTCTCTTTGTACTACCATACTGTTCATATCCTAAATTGAATGTACTCGCCCAGAATTTTTTATCAGTCACTGCTCTGCTGTATAAAACTTTAGACCTGTCCTCTGGGCTGTCTAAATTTATAGGAGTATCCCCCATAGTACGTTTAACTTCTCCATCAAGAAATTCATGTAACTCATTGTATTCATTCTTATATTCTTCTCTAATTTTAGTGAGAGAATCCACATCAACTTTCATACCTGTGTTTTCCATTTCGGTAAGAACCTGACACATCTCATTCATTAAAATTACCGTAGGTGCAAGACCATCTTTTACTGCCTCTTGCTGTGCAAGATACAATTGTTTTGTTACTTCTACATCAGCCCTGCCATACTCTTCTACAATATCCCAAGGTATATAGTCAAAAGATACCCCATCTTTCATGTACTGTGCAGTTAAATCGGTACGTTTCTCATCTAAATCATATCTCTTAGCGGACTCAGACAAAGACAGAGCAACTTTATCTCCACCGTGTATAACATACTCAGCTATCATCGTGTCGTATAGCTTTCCTGTATAGGTAAAGTTACAAGCAAGGAGCCACTTCAAGTCAAACTTAATGTTATGACCCACTAAAACTTCCGTATTATCCAGAACTTTCTGCAGTACAGCAAAGCCATCCTCTGTCGGTTCTTTTTCTGTGTGGGTAAAACAGAGGTAGCCCTCACTGTCAGGGCGATAAATCTTTTTCTCTGTAAAAGGAGCTATTATATCAGAACCTACAGCACTGTACCCCACAGACACTAACATGTTTCCTGTATAAGGATCAAGGTCTAACTTGCCTGCCTCATCTTTTTTATATGTTGTTTCTATGTCAAGAACAGTTACTTGCATCTTCCACCTTCACTATTGACCATGTAAAATCCTCATCTTTCTGACCCCAAATGCCTGTCCCCTCATCCCATTTCTGATACATAGCAACATCTAAAGCATATTTTGCATCTTGTAGATTTTTCCAAATCATATCTATCCTCATTTTTCCAGTTTCATAAATTCTTAAATAGTGAACTTTACCTGTCTTATTATTTGTACCCTGTACTTTATAGTTCTTCTTCGTCATTTCACCACCACTTCCGCATCCGTTTCTATCCATACTTTTGCCCCACAAGACAGGGGTTTATCTGGCCTGTACACAACCTTGCTGTTTCCTAATATGCTTACTTCGTGACCATAGGTATTGTCTTGGTAAGTTTTAACAGTTATTACAGGGTTATTCTCGTTGTTCTTTTTGTTGCTTCTTATAACGTGTTGATTTACGTGTATTCTTTTTTTCATAGTTCTATATCCTCCACTCCTCTGTACAGAAAGATAGGTGTTCCTTCACCCATCCATGATCCTACCACGTTGTACTCAAAATATTCCATAGCTTCTTCGTCTGTCATTCCATCTTTCATAAGTATGGCCACACATTTGTCAACATCATAAACTAACAGATCAGGTTGTGAACATCTTCGGCCTAAGCCCAATATCGCATCATCAAATCCGTCAGCTTTTAATATCATAACTCGTATCTCGCCCTATGTATATCAATAGAACATGTTACTGTCCCATGCCACCCGTTAAGTTTATTCTTAGATACACAAAGATGACGAATGTAATCTTCCTCCTCACCGTAATTCTTTCCTATACCTACAATGATGTCAGCTTCTGCAGCCTTACCTGTCCTACTATTTTCCAACATACTAAAGTCTACCTCTTGTCTACCCTGTGCATCGTAGGATGCTTGAGACACTGACCAAAATAATACCTGTTGTTTTTTAGCTATCGTTCTTGCTCCCTCATACAATGCCCGTAACTTTTCATCTGTCCTAGCAAAGTTACCGTTGATGACTACTTTGTCTAACTGATCCACCATTACCACATCAGGTTTATGTATGTCAATAAATTTTTCTATTTCTGATAAAGTAATACCTCTACCTTCCAATAACTTTAGGTTTGGTTCTATCTCATTCTTGTACACAGTCATAGAATTATCTAAGTTCTTCTTCATCTCATCAATAGATCGTTTAAGATATGCGGAGAACACTCTGCCTTTAACCAATCTTCCGGGTTCTTCGTTAGCAAAATAGGCTACTTTAAATCCTTGTCGGATATATTCTGCAACCATGTATGTACAGAAGGTTGTCTTCCCTGTCTCTGGTCTAGCAAATATAATCCCTAAGTTTCCTCTACCCGCACCACTGATTTTGTCAGCCAATGATTGCAACTCAAACTTAAATTCAAAACCTTGATCCCAACCATCTATGTAATCTTTTATGTCATCTTTCACTTCTTGGAAGTTCCCTTCATCTTCTGGTGCTTTCTCTATAGCCGTGTCAACTAAAGTTCTCAGTACAGTAAAGTCGTCACTGTTGCCTAACCAAATGTCAGCGGATAAGTCACTAATCTTATGTGCCTTGTCTTTCTTCCAAAAGTCAATGATTAAATCTTTTAGTATAATCTTGTTGCTTGGCATAAACTTACTGAGGTCTTTTATAACTTCCTCTATAGGCTCTCTTGATGATTCTGGCAGTGCAGGATATTTATTTCTGTGTAGCTGTATCAAAGTGTTTACATCTAAATCACTCTCGTACTTCTGTTGTGCAAAACTGATGGTGTCAAAAATTGTCCCTACACCATTGGCAAACATCTCTGTAGACACAACCTCTGCTGTATCTTTATAAAACTCATTGGATAAACACGCTGATAGTATTTGTTTCTCAAGTGACATTGAACTTCTCCCTTATTTGTTCTGTACTCCACCTCTTTATGTCTCTGTCTAATAACACTAACTTTGTCCGCACATGGATAGACAATTCATGTACCATTTTCATTGCCTTCTTTGAGGCATCCTTGTCTAATGCAACGGTAACAAGTTTATAATGCTTAATGTATTTTAAATAATCTGTCAATAAATTTGTCCCCATTAAAGCCATACCATGTACATTAGCTAATGTCAACGCACAAGCAGAAGCACAGTCCTCAACGATTACAAGATAGCTACTGTCATTGGCCGTAACAAAAGGAACACGAGAAGATGCATACCTCTTCCACTTTGGTTTAGAATTTGTCAGCGATCTACCCACAGCATCAACTAAACTTTTATCTTTGTATACAAGAAACACACAACGGTCTTCCTTAACATCATATCTTATATTAGCAAATTTATTTTGGTAAGCATGGTAGGATTGTACAGATTTTAAATAGTCAACAACCCTTTGGCTACGATCTAGCCCCACCCACTGCTTGTTATATACAGAAAGGTCTACTCGTTGAGGTTTTTGATTTTTTGTACTAGACGATGCTTGTATAAGATCGCCTGTTTTTGTAGTGCCACCAACTGTACAGTCAGCATGGTAACAATTATACAACAGCCTGCCAGTAGTATTAGTAACATTGAAAGTATTTTTACGATGACAAACAGGACAATCGCCTCTGTAAGTTTCATCAGTGGGTATAGATAGTGCCTTAACAAATGTAGCAACATCAGTTTCTCCAACCATAATATTTCTCCTTCTCTCTACCACTACTAACTTTTTATAAAAACTATGTCAACAAAAAAAAAAGTACTTGACAGAAAAAATTATAAGTATTACCTTTAGTTAAACTTAAAGGGAACATATATGGAAAACACTAATATAAAAGCAACTGAAAGTTTTATTAAAGAATTACTTGAAGTATATAGTAAGTATATGCTATTAGGTTTACCTAAATTAGATATGATAGGAATAATGTTAAATACATTAGTCGGTCTGTACATGACAATGGCTAGTGAACTTGAATGGGAGGAAGATGACGATGAAACTATACACTGAAGCACTGGTATCCCCTGTAATTAAAAACATGGTAGGCCAAAAAATATTTAAAGCTAAGTTTGTCAAAAAGAATGGCGAAGTTAGGGAAATGAATTGTAAACTTGGAGTCAAGAAACATTTAAAAGATGGCATAAATGTTAACAATAAAGATAGGTACTTAACAGTATATGATATGAAAAGTCAGGGATACAGGAACATAAATCTTAATACCATTGTAGAGATAAGCTGTGGCAACCAACTCATAAAAAGATTTGTTGGCAATACAGGAAACATTTATAATCTTGTGGATTTAAAATAATGGAAATATTTTATTATGCCATTATTGGCTACTGTTTAAAAGTTTGTAGCACTGTAGATGATATGGAAAAATATATAAACTTAACTCCTATGATACATGATGAATGTATAATTACTCTTGAAAAAATGACGGAACAGGAAAAGAGATTGCACCCACGAATAGCTATCAGAAGTATTAGTAGGCTTTGTATTGAGCAAGATATGTTAACAGATGAAGACATTGCTAAGTACGAAGTGTGGGGTGAAGCTACATAAATAACTTGACAACTATAAATAACAGGAGCATAAAGTATGAACACTTTTTCAGAGTGGATTAACAAAGAACTAAAATTAAAGGAGGAGGAAGACATGGCGAAAAAGAAAGAGAAAGAAATCCCTATAATAACAGATGCACAACTAACACTTGTCAATCAAGTAAAAAGTCTTGTATCAGAGATTAATGATAGTGGAGTAGAACACATTACTTATTCTGATATTACCAAATTAGATAAGGCTTATGATGATGTAGTGGAAGAGTCTAATCTAAAACATCAACAGCATAAAGTAGACTATGGAGAAGACAAAGGAAGTATTATAAAGGCTTGGTACAAAGAGTTAGTTAGGGCAGATAATCCAAATGCTTGGAAAGGAAATGATGATGACTGAAGATGTACAGGAAGAGAAAAAGAATTACCACAAACGCAGAGGCATGTCAGAGAGAATACTTGACGTATTGTCAGACGGCTATTGGCACTCTGTACAAGAAGTGTCAAAAAGAATTGGCTATCTTGAAACAGGAACGTCAGCGGGTATAAGAACTTTGCGAAAGAAAAACTATGGTAAAAAAAATGTCATTGGAAAATGGCTAGGTGGTGTCTATCACTACCGACTAGAAGAAGGAGAGTACGGAGAAACACCTTTGTCAGCAGATTTAGACAGGGATATACCTGTTTCTTCATTATAACTTGTACAGGGTTGATGAAAGATAAGGATTGTCAATTAAATAATATCCTTGAAAGGTAGCTACTTTCCGATAAGTTACCTGTACAGAATAATATTATAGGTGTGTTAGGTAATTCTAGGTAAATACACTTAATAAGAAATGAACTATTTGCAGACCGATTTCTTGCCTATATAGAAAAGGGTAGTCTTTAATTAGACTGCTCTTTTTTTTTTGTCTAAGGGGTTGACAATGTTTTATAACTGTGAAAGGGTTATTGTAGAAAAGGAGAACAC